GATAAAATAAGGAAACAGATATGATGGGCTGGTGGAATAAACTAGTAAGAGACAAAAAGAAGCAAGAAGAAATACAGGCGCCTGTGGAATCTACCACTGAAGATCAGCGCAGAGCAATTCTTGCAAAAGAAAAAGAAGAAGCTACTGCGGCTGGCGAGGCTTGGGTAGCTGTACTTGATACACAAATTAATCCAGATAACATTAAGAACGGTTTCTTTGAGCTCGACTGGAATAATCAGTTTATTGAAGAATTGCTTGATGCAGGTTACAGTGGTGAAACAAATGAAGCTATTGTAGATGCATGGTTTCGTACTATTGCTATGCAAATATTGGGTGAAGAAGGACTTGACACAGCGCGAGAAATGGGTTATATTAATGTAGTACCTATTAGTAAAGGCAAAAGCGAAGTATCATGAGCACATATATTTTAGTAGACACAGCAAACACATTCTTTAGAGCTCGTCACGTAGTTCGTGGCGATATCGACACGAAAGTAGGCATGGCGCTACACATTACACTTAACAGTGTTAAGAAAGCATGGACTGACTTTAATGCAGATCACGTTGTATTCTGTTTAGAAGGTCGTAGCTGGCGTAAGGACTTTTACGAACCTTACAAGCGCAATCGACAAGTTGCACGTGACAAGTTGTCTCCTACAGAAGCAGAAGAAGATACAGCATTTTGGGAAATCTTTGACGAGTTTAAAAACTTTGTTACTGAGAAGACTAACTGTACTGTTATGCGTCATCCGCAACTAGAAGCAGATGATTTGATTGCAGGTTGGGTACAAATGCACCCTAATGACACTCATGTTATTATTAGTACAGATGGCGATTTTGCACAACTTATTGCACCTAACGTAAAACAGTATAACGGTGTTAGTAACACTATTATTACACACGAAGGGTACTTTGACGATAAGAAGCGTGAGCCTATTATTGATAAGAAGACTGGCGAGGCAAAGCCTGCACCTAATCCTAAATGGCAAATCTTTGAAAAGTGTATGCGTGGTGATACTAGTGATAATGTATTTTCTGCTTATCCAGGTGTACGTGTTAAAGGTACTAAAAACAAAGTTGGTCTTACAGAAGCGTTTGAAGATAAAGAAACAAAAGGCTTTAACTGGAACAACATGATGTTGCAGCGTTGGACTGATCATGAAGGTGTTGAACATCGTGTACTAGATGATTACAATCGTAATGTAGTGTTGTGTGATTTAACTGCACAACCTGCAGAGATTAGAGAACTAATTACTAGTACAATTAAAGAGCATGCTGTACCTAAGACAGTAGATCAAGTAGGCATGCGTCTTATGAAATTCTGCGCTAAGTGGGATATGCAACGTATTGCAGATCAAGCTACTTATTATGCAGAGCCACTAAATGCGAGGTATCCGGCATGAATGCAAAAGAAATTATCAAGAATAAATTTTGGATTGTAGAAGATCAAGGTGTTAAATTTGGCACTATTAGTTTGAATGAAGATCAGTACATTCTAAGTACCCCAACAGGTACTAAGTTTTATCATAGTGAAAAGCAACTTACTAAAGCACTTGATAAAAAACTTAGTTGGACTGATTTAGAAATTACAGAAACATCAGCAAAAGAAGTACATGGTTATGCAACTAATAGTGTACCGTTTAATCCGATGTTTGATGTAAAACGCAAATTGCCGTTGTTTACTAAAAGTGACAAGAGCAAGAGTCTTTATTGTGCAGGCTACTACATTATCCAATTTGAAAAAGGCTGGGTTAAGAGCTTTTGTCCTAAATTGATTACTGTAGAACGTTACACTACTAAAGGTCCTTTTAAAACTGAAATTGAAATGCGTCAGGAGTTAAGCCGTGTCAACCGTTGAACCAATTAACACTAATCCTATTCAGCAGTTTATTAGTCAGGTCAAAAGTGCAGATGCAAGTAACCAGCGAGAAGTTAAATTAAATATTGAGCAAGCTCGTCGACTAGCATTTACACTTGGAGAAGTAATGACACGCTTAAACGGCGATTTAGAAGCCCTGCTAGTGAAGAAAACTAGTGGTGCTGATGAAGTTATTTCTATTACAATGGACGGCGGAAACAAGTGGTAATTTTGCTCTAAAAAGAGATAAATATATGCGTAGTTAATTAAAGGACAACGCATATTATGAGCAGACCAAAGCCGACTATTTTAAAAGAGCATGTGGACAAGAAGACTTATAAGACCGAACAGGTGTTACAGTCTGATGCCATTTGGGCTGTGTTTTTTCAAAATCAGCCCTTTAATCTTAAAAGTGCAAATATGCTTACGAGCTATCCGGGCCCTAAGTATAAAAAGACCAGCTTTTCGAATCCTGGTCACGCATTCAATCTAGCTAAAAAGCTAAACAACTTATTCGATAGTGATGAATTTACTGTAGTTAAACTTACCGCAGGTGAAACGATTTTCGAATGAACTGGAAAGAAACATACACTAAGGTATTCCTTAAGGCTGCTGATAAAAGCATTAGCGAATTGGCCATTAAGGAATACCTTCCTGCTTGGTGGAAGAACACAAGAGCAAAAGACACTGGCGGTCTTAGATTAACAGACGAAGGATTTCGTTTTATTACAGAAGACATAGAATTAACTACTTATGAAGTTCCGTTTCCAGCTGATTTTGAACTTACTACTAACGTAGTAATTTGGATGGATAACTTTATCGATTGTCCGTACTACTTAGGCAAGCATGGCATTATAGTAACAAACGAGAAAAAGGCCATGGAATTACACCTGTTCAGCGGCGACATACGCAAGTATGGACTAACAAAAGCACTAGGCAGGCATAAAAAAGATGATTTAGACACCAAAAGTGGTTGACCTTTACTGCTACGATGCTATACTATATACATAGTTAGAAACAAGCACTGATAACTTTAAAGGAACACAAAATGGAAAACTCCGCACTTCGTACCGTTACTCCTAACAGCGCAAAGAAAAGCATTGTACGTGCTTTTAAGAAAAAGCGTCCGCTGTTTATTTGGGGTCCTCCGGGCATTGGTAAATCAGACATCGTTCACCAGATTGGTGAGCAGATGGAAGCTAAGGTTATTGACATTCGTCTAAGCCTTTGGGAACCTACAGACATTAAAGGTATCCCTTACTTTGATCCAAATCAGAACAAAATGGTTTGGGGCGCTCCAAGCGAACTGCCTGATGCTGAAATGGCATCACAGCACAAATACATCATTCTTTTCCTAGACGAAATGAACTCGGCAGCGCCAGCAGTACAAGCGGCAGCATACCAGCTCATTCTTAACCGCAAGGTTGGACAATACACATTGCCCGACAACGTGTTGATTGTTGCCGCTGGTAACCGCGAAGCAGATAAAGGTGTTACTTATCGTATGCCTGCTCCGTTGGCTAACCGTTTCGTTCACTTGGAATTAGCTGTTAACTTTGATGACTGGTTCCAATGGGCAGTTGACAACAAAGTACACCGCGATGTTGTAGGTTACTTGACCTTCAGCAAGAAAGACTTGTATGACTTTGATCCTAAGTCGCCAAGCCGTTCGTTCGCAACACCCCGTTCGTGGTCGTTTGTTTCAGAACTACTGGAAGATGACGATGATGACAACACTACTACCGATTTGGTTAGTGGCGCAGTAGGCGAAGGTCTTGCTGTGAAATTTATGGCGCACCGCAAAGTGTCGGCAACTATGCCTAATCCGACTGATATTTTGGACGGCAAAGTTAAAGAGATGAAGACAAAAGAGATCAGTGCAATGTATTCCTTGACTGTCTCGCTCTGTTACGAACTGAAAGAAGCATGTGATAAAAATGACAAGAAGTTCGATGACAAAGTAAACAACTTCCTACGCTTTGCAATGGATAACTTTGAAACTGAGTTGGTTGTTATGGGCATTAAACTTGCTCTTACACAATACTCACTACCGATTGACCCAGATGAAGTAGAATGTTTTGATGAGTTTCACGAGCGTTTTGGTAAGTATATTACTGCCGCACAACGAGGCTAACCATAAAAGAGCTGGGCAATCTCTTAAAAATGCCCATTTTTACTTGACTTATGACCCTATCTAGTATATAATATATACATACAAAGAAACAGGAGATAGTACTATGAGCGTAGAAGGCAAAAAACATTGGACACCCGATCCAGATATTACCCCTGAACAACTCAAAGCTATGCGAGTAGATGTACTCGATCGCATCATTGTAGCTCGTGTAGGCTTGCTGTTGCGTCATCCGTTCTTTGGCAATATGGCTACTCGTTTGCAAATTAAAAGTGCAGATGATTGGTTGCCCACTGCCGCTGTAGACGGACGTAATCTTTATTTTAACACTCAATTCTTTAACGCAATGAGCAATAAAGAAATTGAGTTTGTTATTGCTCACGAAATTCTACACTGTGTATTTGATCACTTAGGACGTAGAGATGACCGTAATCCACAAATTTATAACATTGCCGCTGACTACATTGTAAACAACTTGCTTGTTCGTGATCGTATTGGCGATAAGCCTAAGCTCGTAGATTGTTTCCAAGACTTTAAATATGATGGTTGGACTTCTGAAGAAGTATACGATGACTTGTTTGAAGAAGCTAAAAAGAACGGCGAAGAATATTTGAAGCAACTTGGCGAACTGCTCGACGAGCATATCGACTGGGAAGGTGAAGGCGAAAGCGAAGGTAGTGGAGATAAAGACGGCAAAGAAAGCAAGAGTCGTCCTACTTACACTAAAGAAGAACTAAAGAAGATCAAAGACGAGATCAAAGAAAATATGATTTCGGCAGCGCAAACATCAGGTGCAGGCAACACACCTGGCGAGATTCAGCGTATGATCAAAGAGCTTACTGAGCCTAAGATGAACTGGCGCGAACTATTGCGTCAGCAAATCCAAAGCACTGTCCGCAATGATTACACATTTAGTCGCCCTAGCCGTAAAGGTCAAATGACTGGTGCTATTTTGCCGGGCATGAACTTTGACGAAACTATTGACATTTGTATTGCATTAGATATGAGCGGGTCAATTGGTGATAGTCAGGCTCAAGACTTCCTAAGCGAAATCAAAGGTATTATGGACGAGTACAAAGATTATCAGATTAAATTGTGGTGCTTTGATACTAAAGTGTATAATGAGCAGGACTTTAGTGCAGATGGCGGCGACAGCTTACTGGACTATGAGATCATGGGCGGTGGCGGCACTGACTTTGATGCTAACTGGGATTACATGAAGTATAATGATATTCAACCTAAGAAGTTTATCATGTTTACAGATGGGTATCCTTGGAATAGCTGGGGTGATGAAAACTACTGTGATACAATCTTTATCATTCACAGTCACCGTGACAAGAACTTGCAAGCACCTTTTGGTCTTACAGCACATTACGAGGACGTGGCTTGAAACTAAAAGAGCCCAATGCATTAAACTTTTTCGAGATGCGGAGAGTAAAGTTACCTGCTCCGCATTTCGAATACATCCTTTTGCCTACTAGATATAATTTAGATCAAAGTCTAGTTAAATGGATAGAACAGAATCTCAGAGGTAGATTCTACGTAGGCAAGACTATTGCAATATCTAACAGCAATAGCATTGAGAACATGACCAAGGTCGGATTTGAGGAAGCTAAAGAGCTTTCTTATTTCACTTTGGCGTGTCCGTATTTAAAATATAATTAAATATAAAGACAACAAACATATAGGAGATATTTATGTCTGAAGAAGTTAAAGAAGAAGCGGCAAAAGTACCCGAAGCAGCTAGTCCAGAATTAACAGTTAATGATCTAGCATCAATCAAACAAGTTATTGATGTAGCAAGTCAGCGTGGTGCATTTAAGCCAAACGAAATGGTAGCAGTTGGTACCATCTACAGCAAGCTGGAAACATTCCTAGCAGCAGTAGCAGCGCAACAAGAACCTTCTAAAGGAGAATAAGAATGGCAGATACTAAACATGTAGGTCGCATTGCTAAAACTAAGAAAAAATGTGGCGTAGTATATCGCGTAGTACCAGGCGAGCCCGAAAGTTGTGTTGTTGTAATGACCGAAAGTTTAGATGCAGCCGATCACGATTCGTTCATTAATTTAATCAACTCAGCTACTGCTCAAGATGCGTACGAGCTCGGCGAAGCGATGGCAAGAGCACAATTATCCGATGGCCGCAATATGCTTGCTGGATTCCATACTACGGGACGCATGCAGAAAGTTGCTACTAATCTAGTAGAAATGACGCCAAATAATAATGCATCCATTAATTTAGCAGAGCTTAACACTATTATTGCACAGCAAAGAGGCGTTACTGTAGCAGATCTTGCATTAGGTGGTGCAAAACCAGCAGTACAAGATACAGGCGTAGCTAACGCAGCAGATGCTTATACTAACAATACATCATCTATGTCAGCGATGGACGAAGTAGTTACAACAGACGAAGGTATTATTACTGACGAGATGCTTGCAGCAAAATATCGTAGCGATGCAGATAGATTGAGCAAAGAAGCGGCAGCATTGCGTAGACAGGCAGAGGAATTGGTTCCTACTAAAAAAGCATCTAAGAAAACTGCCGAGAGTGCCTAAGAGTAAGAAACTTCCGCCGGCTGTTATCGATACTTGGCCCGAAATCTTTAATGAGATAGATGTTGATGTTGTGCCTATTGAATACTTGCACAGCATCAACGTTCGTTTTAAAGATGGAAAGACTTGGGAAATTGACATTAAAAAGACCCGAGAAAAACCAAATGTTGATGTAGAATCGGCATTAGAAGAACTGTTCGAACATTACGAAGACTCAATTGACAGTATCGACTTTAGATTAGATACTGAAAAAGTTAAGTTTGATATTAAAAAACGAACACATCAGTTCATGAAGAAAAGGAAGTAATCTTTCTTGTCAAAGGCATAAATACATATGAACAATACTATCCAGGAGTTTATACATGGCTTTACAAGTTAGACGCGGCACTAATGCAGAACGATTAGCAATTACACCATTAGCGGGCGAATTAATATTTACAACAGACACCAAACAGTTATACGTTGGTGACGGAACTACCACTGGCGGTATTACTAGTATTGCAAACACAATTGATTCTGTACTAGCTGACACTAGTCCACAGTTAGGTGGTAATTTAGACTTAAACAGTTTTAATATTACTGGTACAGGTAATATAGATATTACTGGCACAATTACTGCAAGTGGCAATATTATTGCTAACGGTAACATTACACTAGGCAACGGAATTGGCGGAGATGTAATTACAATTGGAGGTACTGTTGCAGGTAACTTAATACCTAATGCTAATAATTCGTCGCTGTTAGGCGCTCCGGATGCATACTGGAGAGAAGCATGGATTGACCAACTCAATATTGGAAATCAAATAACTGCTGACCGCATCAACGCTTCAATAATTGCAGATGATAGTACTGTAATGGTTGATGCAATAACAGGATCACTTACTGGTAGATTAGTTGGCGATGTAGTAGGTAGTGTGTTTGCAGATGATAGTACTATAATTGTAGATGCAGTTAATGGTATCATATCTCCTGCTGCTATTTCTGGAGATATTACAGTTACATCTCTTACAACTGATTTGATGAAAATATCTTCACCTACATTAGTACTTGGTCCAAGCGATATTGCTGAAACTGTAACCTTTGAAATGCAAGGATTTAACCAAGGACCTACTGGGTTTGTAAGTAATTATCCGCAGATGCATTACGTTAACGAATCAAGTTATGGACTTTTTAGAGAAAATCCAAATTGGCTACACGGTGCTATCAAATTCGGTAAAGTCGATGCAGAAAATCCAATAAAATCGATTGCTGCAACAATCAGTAGTCGTGAAAGTCATTTAGAAATCAAAGTCGATCTTCCAGATGATCTAGATACTTACCCAATAACACATCAATTAAGATTGATGCGTGATACAGGTTATTTTGGTGTTGGTGTAGCTACTCCGTTAGCATCAATACATACACCAAAAGATGCATTGATTGGTAATGTTTTAATTGATGACAATTATATTACTAGTACTACATCAAACAGCAACTTAGAATTACGTGCAAACGGAACTGGTACTGTTCAATTAGTTGTTCCTACACAATCTACTGTAGGAGTTGCAGGTGCAGCAAGTGCATTGCCTGCAAGCCCAGACATTTATTTTAAAATAAACGTTAACGGCACTGATTATGTTGTTCCAGGATTTGCAGTAAGCTAAAATTGAGGCATAGATGACAGCCGAATGGCAAATACATAAACCAGTTATTGAACAATGGCCGGCTCGAAATGAACTTTATAATAGGTTATTTACTTTAGGTGATATAGTACCATTAAAGTTCATTTTAAATGCTGGCGAAATTCTTCATCAATTAGAAGCATGGGAAACATCCTGGCAAAAGTATAATCCAAGAGATGGCGGTATTCCTAGATTTGGATTACCGTATACAAGTATAGACGGTAACGTTATTGATCCAATTAGTTTAGATAGCATACGTCAATATAACAAATTACATCAAACGCGATATGTAGAAGAAGACTTCTGTCATTTAACTGAAGTTGGAAAAGGCATACCGACTCTTCAACCTATTAATGAATTATTAGGTGACAGCATGTATCGTAGTCACTTTTTAAGATTAGGAAAAGGAGGATTTTTTCCTCCACATCGAGACGCTATATACAATACATCATTTAGACTTATTATGCCGTTAAACTTTTGTACAGGTACTACATTTTTTATGTACGAAGATAAACCTGTACATTTAGAAAATGGAAGATTATACTTAATGAATACTGTTAAAGTGCATAGTTTGTTTAGCATGACAAATTATATGACAATGCTAGTATTTAATGTAGGGTTGAACGAAAAAATTGTAAAAGATATGTACTTTAATTTAAACGGAATGTAAAATGCAAATAAAAGAAATATCGTTTAATGATATTTTACCTGTGTGGCAAAATCATTTATGGCTAGACAGGACTAGCGAAATAAAAAGCATGAGTAGTATGACTTTATCAAGAACATACAACATGTCGATATATGAAATCTACAAACCTTACTTTTGTGCAGTATATGACGATGATTCAATCGTAGGAGTTAATAGCTGTCATCAAACTGATATAGACGAATTTAGAAGTAGAGGAATATATATTTTCCCTCAATACAGATCTAAAAATTATTCTTCTTTATTATTTGACTTTGTTAAAGAAAAAGCTATAGAGAATAATTGTACTACAATTTGGAGTTTACCAAGACTTAGTGCATTAAAAAGTTATACCAATTATGGGTTTAAAGAATGCAGCGAAGTAATAAATACTAATGTAGAGTTTGGCCCTAACGTATACGTTAAAATGATATTAGAAAAAGGACACGAAAATGTTAACATCTAAAGAGTATGTAAAAAAATTAAAAAAAGAATGTGAGCCACTATTTCAGTTTGCTGAAAACGGTGTCCGAAAGTTTTTCGAAAAAGACCCAAGTAAAGAAGAATTAATTAATTACTTTGTTCCACGTGTAGTTAACGAACGCGGCAACTGTACAGGTATTGCCGCTCGTGTTGCAAACTTACCAAACGATGCAACTCCTGAAGAGTTTTGGATGTTATCTAAGCAAGTATATGACGAAGCAAAACACTTCCGTATTGGTATGGATATTTTAACACATATCAATGGCGAACCAGTAGACGTTGGCGAAATTGTTACACGTATGAAAAATCGTACAAAAGAAAACGGTACAATGGGTCCTGCGCAATTAATGGAAAAATACGAATCTTCTACTGATCCTTTAGCACAAGCATTATACAGCTACATCGGAGAAGGCCGTGCTGCACGTAATTGGAGTATGATTGCTAAGACTGCCACTGATCCATTACTTGCTAAAAAATACGACGAAATTGCAAAAGACGAACGATTCCATGCAAACATTGGACGCAAGAAGCTCGAAGAAATTTGTACTACTCAAGAAATGCAAGACAAGGCAGATGAATTAGCAAGAGAATTTATGGACGACCTTTACACTATTGGTCTTGCAAAGCGTCTTAAAAATAAACCAGAACTAGCTGATGCAGACGGCTGTGTTAAAAGTCATTATCCGTTAGGAGCAAACTAAACTAGAATAAGTACTTGATGCAGGTACTAAATAAAGAAAAGTTTACTCATTATAAAACAGACTTCGGCGATCTCTATATAGCAGGACATATGTCCCTAGAGGTATCCGAAGTTTCGTCGTCTTTAGATGCAGGAAATTTTCCAGAACATCTTAGAGGTAATTTTGCATTAATATATTCATCACCTACTGTAAATTGTTATGCTGTAGATCATTTCAGTACAATCCCTTTATTTTATACAGACGATAATGTAGTAGGAACATACTACATAGATGTTCGAAATGCTATCGATGATTTAAAAATTAATGATGACGAACAAGAAATGATTGACTTACATGGCGGATATAATTTTGGAAAATTTACCAATATTCAAGGATTATTTAGAGTAGAGCCATGTACGTATGTATGGAATGGGGTCGTTAAACGCTTTATAACGCTCTTACAGCGCGAACTAACTGAGTTCAGTGCTACACACTGCCAGAAGCTGTTTAAAGCTGCTATAGACCGTTGTACAGGTGAAAGCAACACGCTATTCTTAAGTGGCGGCAAAGACTCTAGCACTCTTGCAGGTTGCATGAAGCACTGGAATTATAACTTTAATACTATTTCATTACACAGCCCAAATCAGCAATATTCCGAAAAAAAAATAGTAGAACGTCTTGATGAATTTTATAGTATCGATACTCAATATGTAGAAGTTGAATATTCTGGAAAAATACTCGGACAACTGAACGAACGATTTTTTAACTTTTGGATAGAAAATCCGTTTGGTGCAAAACGTAGTGCAGTTAAACGAGTTGGGCTAGAAAATAATGTACAGATAACAGGCGAAGGCGGGCCGCTTGTATTTCAGCACAATATGCCGTTAGCATATGCTATACAATCTCCGTCATCAACTATTAAAGATTACTGCAAAATATTAGCAATAGACACTATTACTAATCACAAAATAGCAAGCCCAAACGACAGTTATATATGGAATGATAAAGTACATTTAGTTGAAAAAATTGCAAATTTTTATTTAGATGAATACAACTCGTTTGGTGACGCAGATTACACAAATAAACTGTTACATTTACAAACTGTTAGCACATGTGCATACAGAAACTTTGCATATAGCCAAGATGCTGAAATTACATGGACACATCCGTATTTTGATTGGGACTTTGTGTACTATGTATGTAATTTGCCACCTAAATATAAAATTGCTAAATCTTTATTTAAAGAAGCATTTGGAGATTTTATATCCACAATACCATGGGAGTATCCGAAGAATGGACTATCTATACCCTCAAAAAATAAGTATAGAAACAATTAATATTTCGAATGTAATCTTATTACCAAATAAACTCGCAGGCGATTTGTATATGAAAGAATTCTACGATAAGTATGTAGATGTTATCGTATGTACAGCCGATGGCGAATATCCAATTGACTCTCGATTAAAAGAAAAAACGTTAACAGCATTAGAAAACGATGTTAAGATTAATCTAATTGTTATCGGTGACCAAAGTCTTGTTGACAGAAAAATTGCTACAAAAAAATTGTTAATATTAGACGATTTAATTATGATGGATTTTAGTACAAGTAGATTAGATATCATGAGTGCATTAGAATTAGATTCATATAAAATAACTAGCATAATTAAGAACTTTTGCACACAAGGTAAGAAATTAAAAATAGGATACAATTTGAGCAATGTTATTAATTATAAAAAATACGACCCTTCTAAATTTAACAGTCTATATACATTAATGAGCGGAAAAGATGTTAATTAATCGAGAACTTGCTGTACTAATTTTATATAGCGTAATAGGTATTACATTTGGCATTGGAAGTTTACAATACGACATTGGTACATTAGATAATATGCAAACAGGTTATTTTCCTGCGTTAATTAGCGGCATCTTAATTTTAATCGGTATACTTAATTATATTAAGAATTTTAAACGAAAAGATAAAGTCGTTATTCATATTAACATTCCAATACTGCTAATTGCAATTATTGTATTAACATTTGTTATTGCAAAATTGAGCGGATTACTATTAGCTAGCATATTTTTAGTATGGAGCAGTTCATATTTACATCCAGAATTTAATTTAAAGCACACATCTATAATAACAGCAGTAAGCATATTATTGTTATTAATTTTAAAATTTACAGTATTAAGGGCATTGCCATTATGGTAGAACAAATCTTAATAGGTGCAGATGTTGTTTTTACATTTGAAAGTCTTGGATACATTCTATTAGGGTGTCTAATAGGCACGATAGTAGGCGTGCTGCCAGGCTTAGGTCCAGCAGCAGCTATTAGTATTGCTCTTCCGGCTACATTTTATATTAGTCCCATTTATGGATTAATGATGTTAAGCGGTATTTATTATGGTACACAATATGGCGGTAGCATAACTAGTATCCTTTTAAAAATACCCGGTGAAACTTCTAGTGTAATGACTATTATAGACGGGCATGCCATGACTATGCAGGGAAGAGCAGGAGTAGCAATCTTTGCTGCTGGCATGAGTAGTTTTACTGCTGGAATATTTACTACTTTCTTAATTGCATTTTTAAGCCCTGTGTTAGCTGATTTTGCATTTAGTTTCGGTCCGGCGGAATACACTATGTTAATGTTGTTAGGATTTATTAGTATAAGTGTTATTACGACCGACGACATGCTTAAGAGCTTTGGAGTAGTATGCATAGGCATATTAGTAGGATGCATAGGAACTGATACTATCACAGGTTTTGAACGATTTAGTTTTAACAGTGCATATCTAATTGATGGTGTAGGATTTGCAAGTGTTGCTATTGGTCTGTTTGCTATTAGTGAAATATTTAAAAATATTATAGAGAAAATTAGTATAAAGCCTTACACTGGCAAACTTAAACTGTTTCCATCTAAAGAAGATTTGAAAAGAATGATACCTCCTACTATTCGAGGTACATTATTAGGAAGCATATTAGGGTTGTTGCCAGGTGGCGGAATAACAATAAGCGCATACGCCGGATATAGCTTAGAGAAAAAGGTTAGTAAAAATAAAGACGAAATGGGCAAAGGAGCCATTGAAGGAGTTTGCGCACCAGAAGCTGCAAATAATGCAAGCGCACAAGCAGGCTTTATTCCTTTATTAGCATTAGGACTTCCAGAAAACGCAGTCATGGCAATCATGCTAGGCGCATTTATGTTATACGGAATTGTGCCAGGCCCTATTATGATGTCTAATCAACCTGATATCTTTTGGGGACTAGTTATAAGTATGCTAGTAGGAAACTTCTTCCTAGTAATTTTAAACATTCCGTTAATCAGAGTATGGACTAATATTCTTAAAGTTCCGTACAATATGCTTTATCCAATTATTCTAGTAATATGTATACTAGGTGTATACACTATGAGAACAACCCTAGAAGATATATTATTACTAGCAGTATTTGGAATGTTAGGGTATGTATTAATGGCTTTAAAAATAAACTTTGTGCCATTTATGATAGGGTTTGTTCTTGGACCAAAGTTTGAAATTGTATTTCGTAGATCACTAGTACTAAATGATGGAAATTTTAGCATTTTCGTTGATCGTCCAATATCATTAGCACTATTATGCATTTGTGTAATACTGGTGTTAATTGGCATAAATAAGTATATAAGAAACTTCAGGAGTTAACAATGAGTAAGAAACTTACATGGGTTATAGCACATGAACCATATCACCTTTTTATTAATGCAGCACAGCAATTTTCAGAAGAAATTTTTACTGAAACTAACGGAGAATACGAAATTGAAGTATTAGGGTTATCAGATTGGGCTGAACGTCGTGGTATAGATATCAGTGTACATTTTAAAGATCGCGAACGAGTTGTGCAACTTGTAAACGATGGTACAATTGACATTGCTACAACTTATATCGAAACTCTAGGTAAGATTGAAAAAGATTTATATGTACTTGGCATGCCATTCTTGTTTAATGACGACGATCATGCTACTGATGTTTTAGATGGTGTAATTGGTGAATCGTTATTATCAAAGTTAAGTGCTAAAAGTAATATTCAAGGTCTTGCGTTTACATACTCAGGTGGTTTTAGAATTATGCCAGGTAGCCAAGCACTTGAAACTTTTGAAGATTTCTACAATTTGCCTGTAGCATGTAGTCACAGTCCGGTGAGCTTTGATACATTTAAAGCAACAGGTGCTGATCCTAGGCCAATGGCTATTGATGCAGTTAAATCTGCTATTACTAACGGTGATGTGAAGGCAGGTTCTACTACATATGCTCGTTTCTTTGCAAGTGGTTACAACGATGTTGCTGAAGTAATTAACGATACACAACATAGTTTATTTTTAACTTCAATGATCACTAACTCAAAACTATGGAACGAGATGAGTTCAAAGACTAGAGCAATTTTTAAACAGGCTGCACTAAGTGCTGCTAAGTTAGAACGTGAAGAAAGTGTACGTGACAATACACGAGTTCAAGCAGAAGCTGCTAAGTCTGGAATTCCAACAATTATTATGCCAAGCAAGGAAAAGATTAAACTTGTTAATGCTACTAAATCAATTTATGACAAGTATTATACTTACTTTAGTAGCGGCCTTTTATCAAGTATTGAACGACATTGAAAATTTAGACATTAAAAAAAGGCGCATTATGCGCCTTTTTTATTGAAGTTGATATAACTTCTTATTTTTTAGATCCGTACATTTCCATGTATGTCTTTTCCCAAGTTTTTCTATTAGCAATGTAATAAGTTCTCTGACCTTCTGGTCCGATAAATGCATTATCTAAATTCAAGAACACTTTATCTCTTGCTTGCTTGGCAGCTTCTGTTTTTACAGCTTTAGTTATGGCAGCAACATACCAATCAACTGCTTCTTGCGGAGTACCTGCTTTTACGCTAATACCCATATCTACTGTCATAACAAAGTTTGGTATAACGCTAGACAATGTAGGAACATCTGGTAAGAATTCTAAACGTTCTGTTCCTGTAGTAGCTAAAAAGCGAACTTTTCCTGCCTGTTGTAAAGGAATAGCTGGACTTAGTCCACTAACAAATACGTCAGCCGAACCACCAACTACGTCAGTAAGTGCTGCGGCTGGGTTTTTGTATTTTACAAATTTAATGTTTGATCCATCTGAGCCTACGCTTTGTGCAAGCAAACGTACAATTGCTTCTGAGTTAGGATACGTAGTAGCAATAACTACCTTTTCACCTGTTGCAATTGCATTTGCAAGATCATTAATTGTTTTAAATCGGCCAGCTTCAGAAACAGTTACAGCAGTAGTGCTGTGCGCAATGCCTGAAATGTATACAAAGTCTTTGTCCCAATCCCATTTTGCAATCTCTGGAGATGAAATATCTGACAATACAAGACTTAAACTAGCAGTCAATGTAATGTTTTGTCCATCTGCTGGTAACGACAAGAAATGATTAGTTCCTTTAACACTAGCTGCGCCTGGTTTGTAATCAATAATAAAATCTACACCAGTTTGTTCTTCTAATGTTGGAAGAATTGTTTTGAAAGTAGTATCATGTAGGCTTCCAGCAGGTGCAGTAATAGTAACTGTTACTGGTCCATTAGGTTCCCATGCATGTGCAGATGATGCAAATGCAGCAATTGCAAAGGATGCAATCAATCCGTATAGTTTACTCATTTATTTCTCCTATAGTTGTGTGAGTATGTATATATTAACACAGTTAACAATATTTGTCAACCATGTTCGTCATCGTCTAGTACCCAATTGTGACCGTCTTGTGGATTTCCTTTAATAACAGGATAATTGTCCTTTGCTAACGGAACTTCAAACGGGGCAATTCGATCAAACACTTCTTGATCTGTTAAGTACGATGTCATGCAGATATGATATCGATCATATCCGCTGCCGTTAATAGCAGTATGTGCAATACGAGTATCAATAAAATAGTTGTCACCTGTTAACGGTGTATGCAAACTGTGATTTACATTATGTGCAGGAAACACCCACATATTCATTGTATTTGTAATAATAGGAAGATGGAACTTATAGTCAATGTCTCGATGTATTCGAAAACAATGTTTAGGTTTAAGTTTAAATATCCTTGTACGAATATACGGCACTGGAGATTCTTCTAACAGCTCTTCAAAGATTGTATTTTGAAACATGGGAGTTGTTTTTATAAAATCTGCTTCAATGCGAGGATTGTCAGTGCGATCTTTGTGTAAGCTCGGCGTTGGGCCGCACCCGCTGTGATATACATTCACATCTGGTTTATCAAAATCATCAGGATGCGCTTGTATAGCAAACTGATCTTGAAAGCCGATAGTAAACCATCCCGCTTCTTCAATTTGCGGAATCATAGCATCCATTGCTTCCTTTAAATGTTTAGGATTTTTTCCTGTACTAAATCGCTTTACATATTTTGTTATAGGTTCTTGCATTACCATATATCCTTATTTGCACTTAGTTGAAATGCTGTTCTAACTCCTGTAACATTTTCAACGCCGTGTAGTATAAGTGTATTTAATGCTACCCACGTATTAGTAGGAAACTTTATGGTTTCAACTACGTCTAGATTACTAAAATCGTTTGCATGAACTTGACGACCTCTTACTAAATCTTTTCCATGTTCTTGGTACCATACTGTTTTAGCATCTTCGCCGCCTGGATCTAACAAGTACATTATAGCAATATCTCGTTTAATATCAGTGTGAGGTGCTAGGTACGGTCCACGGTCTCCGTCACAAAATCGAATACCACAATCAAATGCTTCAGGATGAATATTTTCATGGCACCAATTTGTAAAATCTTCATTAAGTGCTTGATAGTAATGAAACGTAAATCCTACTTGTTTTCCATCTTTAAGTACAACACGATCTTCGTATTTTTTGTGCAATCCGTGTAAGTCTACACCCCAAGATTTTTCTTGTATATGTTTGTTTGCTAGATCAAAAAATCTATCTGGTGGTGTTGGTAGGTCTTCTAAAATTTTATAAATCCACATTAATTTTCCTCTTGGGTATTTTGCTGTCTGCACTGCTTACACAACTATTTGTTATACAAGGCATTGGAGAATCAAATAGTTTAAACCCTGTTTCGATATTGCCAAGAGGAACATCATGACATGAATATGATCGCTTAACGCTGCCGTCCGGCTCTCGTATTATAATACCACTGTATCCAGCATTACAACTCCAACCTTTAAAATTGTTAAAGTTGAACGCATTAAATCGTTCCGCTTGATCCATGTACCATTTTTCGCCTTTTGAGTCTTTTAACTCAACTTGCATATGCCACGGTACGCTAGCATCATTTTTTCCCATAATATCTTTAGGTACTTGAAATGTTGGCTTAGGCCTATCTGCCCACTTACGCTTACTTTCTGTGTACGCACGTTGTGGCATACCGTTATGCAAACGTTTTAAATTTTCTTCCGTGTAACCATCAACCACGCGGCTCGCAGTAGGATCTGATTGCGGCTTAAGAGTAACATTGATTCCTTGTTCGTGAAAGAACAATGCGTTTTCCCAGTCTCTTTCAAACCAGTCCGGAACCATAACCATATTAATCGTAACTTGTACATCGTGCTCCTGACAGAAGATTAACTTGTCTGCAAAGTCTTGCATCTTCTCACGTGTATTTAAATGTTCTGTATGTAGACTTGCTGTAATGCTTGCACGATGGAATGGTTTAACTGCTTCTACGTATTCTTCAAACCAACTCATTGATCGACTACAGTTTGATGTCATATGAACACTTGTATAGTTAGTATTGTCAACATCATCAGCAAGATGTTTTAGTATGTCCAAGTATCCAGGATGGAAAGTAGGCTCTCCTCCCGACAAGGAGAAGTGGAAAGAGTTGAAGCCGTTGTCTCTGGCTTGACGTTTGATTTCATCCACTGTACGCAAGCAGAGCTCGGTAGGACGGTGGTCTTTACGATCGCTTCTCGCATATGGCCAACAGTAGGAGCAACGGTAGTTGCAGAATCTTCCAAGTAACCACGATACAGTAAAAAGATCGCGATAAAGCAGAGTACGTTGACCCACACTGACAATGTCATCAAAGGGAATCTTAGTAAAATCGTAGTTGCTCCATTTTAAATCTTCATTCATAACTTATAATAACATCATTATTATTAATTGTCAAATAATAATTCTTCGTTGTCCTATTTTGTCATAAGTGTTGCTAGTGTTAATTCCATCAGTGTGTAATGTGTGTGTGTCGTACAAGGGATATCCTATTCCTAACATTAACAGCAAATTGTATCTATTTAATTTATGTGCCTTAAGTACCTTTTTAGGAAATGCGTCTTCCCAAAAACACTTACAAAAACCAGACTTTAATCCTAAACTATTTGCAGCTATTGCTATTGCCCCTGCAGATAATCCAACTTCTAAGGATGTTAGCACTCTATACGAACCTTTAGATAATGCGTTTCCATGATCTCTATAAAATTTAGTACTACTATCTCTATCTTCTTCTCTCATAAAAAATAAAAATAGTATATTAGAGTTAGTTTGAGGATTTTGCATTCTTCCTTGTTTTATAGCACTGCTGAGACTCTTAGATATTTGAGAAAGTTCATCGTCACTATTCCGTGCTGCGTTAGCAAATTGTTGTATAACATCTCTATCTTTAATACATACAATATCAAAACTATTCAAGTTTTGTTTGGTAGGTGTATTATAACCAACATCTATGAGCCAATTAATAGTTTCAAGATCTATTTCTTTAGAGAGGTCCCAATTGCGTTGACAACGCTGACTACTATTTACAGCAGATAAAAACTCATCCTGATCTAAACTCATATACTATCTCCTATTGTGTTTTACAATTAACCATTTTTAAATATATTTCCGCAAATGTAGCATGTGCAGATTTTCCGGGATGTAATAAGTCCCTTGCAGTTGCGTCGTTTACTACTGTTTTTTCTGTCTCTGTATCATTAAGATCTAGAACATACAATGGAATATTATTACTCTGACATAAAAATTTAATAGCATCTAAATTTCTAAGTTTATTTATATATGCTTCTTCTCTAGTAAAGAATCCAGATATAATATCTCTATGAGAAAAAACGCTGCTATTAGCTTTAACTTGAGACCATTGTTTACAGTAATAAAGTTCTCGCCTATCACTAAGGGGAAGCAAAAGGAACACTCTTTTTATATTTGCAAAGTTAATAAATCCTTTTAATACTCTATAACAAGTTTCGGGGCCGGCGCCTGGCACACCTAAGTTATAAAGTTTATAATCATTTAATTTTTTATTAACCAATGTCGGCCATATATCTTTATAATTAACTTCTTCGCCTAATGTATAACTACAGCCTATGTATGCATTACATTCATCACCTTTAACAAAATCTTTATTTGATCTATATCCAAAGTTATTAAGTTTGTATGTTATACTATCTTCTTGCCAGTCTTTCATCTCGTTAGGTCTAGAAAGTTTGTTTTCATTAAACAGCTCGCGCTGATTTTTAAATAAAAAGTTAACTTCTTTTTTATAAAATACAGAAGAAACTATTGTATTTTGTCTTAATAAATCGTAGTCAAATGTATGTTCGTTAGGTAATATCATTTTATTTCCTGCAAATGCGGTATTAGTTCTTTTAATTGTTGATTTCGCATATTATCTAATTCATAAGTGTATTTGTAGAATTTATCTAATAGCAAAGGATCAAATTTAGTTTGTATTATCTTTGACAATCTACTATTTTTCATAATTTCTAGTACATAGTCTTTGGCAGATTCTGATAATATATTTATTGCTAGAAAACTAGGTCGGACAACTAAATTTGTACTCCAGGTGCAGTTGTGTTCATTAGCAAACTCTGTTAATTTATAATACTGGTGTATGTTATAATTTTGCAAAGTAGTGTGTAATACAATTTTATTACTAATATGTTTTTTAAAAATGTTTAAATTTTCTACAAAGGTTTCCCAACTAGAGTTTCTTATGTAAGTGTATACTTCTTCAATTCCGTCAAAACTTAGCACAAGATTAAATTCTTTAAATTTACTAACTTTATTGATCCAACGGGGTATGCGAGTGCCGTTACTTACTACTTCTATTGAAATTTTATTAGCGTTGGGTAATTCAAGTAATTGCTCTATAAAATATTCTGTGCGAGGCATTATAAAAGGCTCGCCTCCTTTTAATTCTATAAAAAATTCTTTATTGCTAGCACGAATAAAAGATAATATTTTTTCTATATCTTCTTTTGATAATTCATGCACTGCGGTTCTTGCTGTTTGAAAATGTATACCTTTAGCTGCTAGTATCTTTGCTTCAGGTATCCAGCTGGTACTGTTTCCAGGTGTACACATTCTACAATTTAGATTGCAGTGATTACCGCAGTTAATATCTAACCTAAATTGATTAGAAGTTATCCATTCGTCATAACTGTCTCGGCGACTAGTACCGTTAGTTTCTTCGTGTGTTTTGCATAAAGAACAATTAGAATGCCACTGTGTTTGCATAGTAGTTATAATATCTTTATGTTGTGCTAACTCAAACACATCTTCTAGTCTTTCTAGCTCGCTCACATGAATTAGTTTGTCTGCACTTTGACAACAGATACGAACAAACCCTTGCGGGTCTATTTGTAAATTTTGTGTAAGTGCTTTACATGATATCATTGTTTAAATATAGGAAATGTTGCAATTAAATTTTCATTGCGTGATTTGTCTAATGCAGTGTGATGCTGCCAAAACTTATCCCATAACTCCTTAGTGTATTCATCTTGTTTTACAAATGCTAGTATACTACTGATGCAACTGTAGTCATACTTATCTAACTTATTAACAACTTTATTTTTTAAATCTGTTGGAAGTACACTTGCACTTAGATGTTCTGGATAGCGAACAAATGTAATTTCAGTTTCAATGCCCATACTATCAAACCATTCTAATGCTTCAGGTATGTAATATACATTAGTGTTTTGTACTGTAATTTTAGCAACAATACGAATGTTAGGATATTTTTTAAGTTGTAATATATTGTCTTGTATTTGCTGCCATTTACTACCGCAGCGAATATAATCGTTTTGTTCCTTGTTCCCGTCAAGACTTACTGCAAGTTTTACTGCTTTAAATTTACTCCAGTAATCTAATACGTTATATTTTTTAAATTTTAACATGCTTAAATTAGTAGCATAACTTAAAAATATTTCGTCTGCTCTGTCAATTACTTTATCTAGAACCATATAATGTTTTTCGTCAAATAACGGCTCGCCACCTGCGAAATTTAATTCTAACACTTCAGTTAGATCAAGCCCTTCTATAAATGCATCTTCATAGCCTAAATAAGGTTTTTTAGTAAGACCGAGATTGACTATATGTTCTTGCCAGTCTATAGGTTGCAAGTCACTAATCTTGTCCCATTCTTTAAACCAACTGGTACTATCATGAACGCTGCACATACGGCAAGCAAAGTTGCACAAGTTGCTTAGTTTAAGTTCAAGCCATTTTACTCCTGTTGACAAACTGCCGTCTGGCGACATTATAGAAACTGCATGCTCATATTCGTCGAGCATTTTCTTACTTCGTTTGTTAAGATATTTTTGTCTTAAACTATCTACCCCTGCATCTTCGTCTTTATAACATACTTCACAATGCTTATTTCTGATGCCGTTAACCATATCGAGCCGTACTTGTTTTATAGTATCACAATTCCAAGCCTCTGTTAATGACATAGAGTTAGTATTTCCGATTCTAGGAAGACTACGACAACACAGTTTTATACTGCCGTCAGTCTTAGTACTTTGATGTACAAACGGTGCAGGACAGATAGTTTTACTCATGTGTTCTCCATATACAATTGCTTGTTTTTAGGACGCAAAGGATCATTCTCGTTCCATCTATCACTTACTCGTAATTTAAATGTTATTCCATAAGTTTTAGCTAATGCTTGTGCTGCTTCTATTTGATGTTCATTAAAACTAAAAGGTATAAATTGCCAAACAATATCTTTGCCTAATATTGCACCTAATTTCATTGCTGCCATACTGCTATCAAAGTCTATATTTTTTCTATACATATGTGCAGTATTTTTCAGGCCATCTACGCCAAATACAACTTTACCATGTGTATAACTATTATAAAATTCTTTCCACCAGTCTAATTTTTTACCACTTCCATTAGTTGCCATAATAAAAAATACATTTTGTGTGTCAAAGAATTTTATTATATCAATCAACTTTGGATGATATATCGGATCTCCTAGATTGCCGCTTAACAATACTTTTTTATAATTACCAGACTGAATAACTGTTTTGATAACATCAACAGGTAAATCAGTTATTTGTATATTGCCTTTAAGATCTGTGCGCGGACACTTAGGACATTCTAACAAACATCTACGTGTTAATTCAAAATGCACTTTTTCACTATACATCTTCGACAACCTTTGTTAACGGATTCTTTAAATTATCTGCAATTGCTCCGCAATGTGTTTTACAAGTAGGTCCAGCAGATTCAGGATTAGCTATTAAATTGTCTATCCAGTTTTTTAAATGTACATTAACAATTTCATCATAGGGCGTTTTTGTTATATCAAATTTATCACATTCAAACTGTTGATATTCGTTACGCTCAGGCCTATCACTGAGAAAACAACAAGGACGCACATGCCCTGTTGCAGTAATAAACTGATCTTTCCCTCTTGCACATTTAGGATAAATCATTGTTTCTCCAATATAAAAAACAAATTTTCAGGATATTCAGTAAGTTTGAAATTATAATTTTTAGCAAATTCTTTCACAGCAATTTCAAGTTCGGGCCAATCCTTGTTTTTATAGTCGTCGCCACATATAACTTTCGTATCTTTAAAATATTCTAAAACTTTTTTTGTGTGTTCGTAGGTGTGTTCCGAATCGAGATATATAGCATCATATGTCGAACAATACTTTTTATAAATGTACTGGTGTGTAGACATCGACGTAACATTAGATAACAATTTATATTTAGGATGATGCTCCATTACAAAATTCCAGACTTCTTTATGAGACATATTTTTTAACATATTAACTATGTTCGACCAGATATCCAAATTTTTGCCAAATTTGGGCATTCTATCAGAACGAACAAAATCAGGAATTTCTGATGCATCAACATTAAAGGAATCTAACACGTCGTATGTGGTATCGTCAGGCAAAACGTCTAACCACGCCCAAGTACTCCTTCCAAAAAGCACACCAATTTCTAAAAACTTTGCATTTTTAGGTAGTAGTTTTGCAACTTCTGCGTATCGCTGATGCTGATATATACTTGTAAATCCAGGGACTTGTCTTGCTTGAATTATTTCCATTTAGTAGTCCTCACGTCACTATCAGCTCCGCCGCTTAAACGAATTCCTATTCCTTTATGCTGTGCAGCATCTAAAGGAATATTAATAGTAGAATTATTATAACGATACACAGTCATTGATTTTCCAATATAAAAAATAAATTTTTACGATGTTCAGTAAGTTTAAAATTATATTTTTTAGCAAATTCTTTTACAGCTTTTTCTACGCCTGGCCAATCTGGATTACCATAATCGTCCCCACATATAACTTTAGTATTTTTAAAGTGCTCTAGAGTTTGCATTACACCGTCATAAGATTGATTAGCATCTATAAATATAGCATCGTAATTAACTCCGTATTCGTCTTGAATATACTGCTGAAGACGCATTGTCAATACAAATTTAACTATATGAAACTTAGGATGATGTTGTAATACAAAATTCCAAACTTCTCTATGAGACATCGTTTTTAATAAATTAGCTATACCTTCCCAGCAATCTAAATGATTTCCAGGAGTTGACGGTTTTCTACCAGCATTTTTATTAAATTCTGGTATATCTTCTGGTCCAATATCAAATTTGTCCAATGCATCATAGTGTGCATCTCCAGGCAATGCATCTAACCACGCCCAAGAGCTCCTACCAAGGGAAACTCCTATTTCTAAAAATCTAGGTTTCTCAGGTAATAAGTCAACTACATCTTTATATAATTTGTGTTGATACATGCTAGTAAACCCAGGCACATATCGTGCTAAAGTTATCTCCATTTTGTTGCCCTTACATCATGGCTACAGAAACAATGCTTGACTTTGCACACTGTGGGTTCTACAGTCCAATCAAAAGTTGTACAATTATCAGTTAAATAATTGCCAAACACTTTTCCCTGTCTACAACTAGCATCGGCACTAACCATTCCATTAGAACCTATATAGAGAACATCTATACCTACATTACACTTCCAGCCAGTCCAAGAATTTTCACCCGATGCGGCCATTGCTTCAGGTATAGATTTAATATAATCTGTTTCATTATATCGAAATGTAATACCACTGCCCATACTTGTAGACTGTTTGCGTATAATAGTGTTGTCTTGGCGCAACCATTCTAACTGTTCTTGAGTATAAGTCACCATCCTTAAATGACTTCCTATATCGTCACTTTTATAATTTTCTCTAATTGGTTTTTTAGCAAGTACAGCAAACGTACCTTTTTCTTTTAGCAATTCGTATGTTTCAACAACATACTCCCATTTACTAGCAAGTGCAAGAACAAGAGCTCCTGTTTTAACACCTTTCGAATCTAATAGATTACACACTTCTAAACAATGATCTTTGTCTGCAAATTCAGGATGAAAGCTATATACGATATCAGAAAACATTCCGCCATACTGGTCCCACCAACGCACTGACCTTGCTCCGTTGGTAACTAGTCTTACATAATTGTTATCGTACTTTTTAAGTTCTGTAACAAATTTCTCAATGTCTTTCCATACTGTAACTTCACCGCCTATAAGTTCCCATACTATAGAAGTCTTGTGTTCTTTGTATACTCGATTAATTTCAGCAACAATTTCTAGTGCCTTTTCTACAGGGGGCCAAGGATTAGTAGCACCGTAGTGCTCAGGTGTACAATAGCTACATTTATAAGTGCAAGTATTTCCTAGCGCCCAATTAATACTAAGTGTATTTGACTTTCTGTTATAACTTTTAATTACATCAACAGGAAGCTCGCCAGCAGCAACTCTTGTTCTAAAATCGTCACGCTGATCTCCCCACAATGTTATTAAGTTGTTATATTCCATCAAAAATACCCTTCATTTCTGGAAAAGTTTCATAAAAACTATTTCCTCTATGTGCATCGTTGAGTTCTAAGAATTCTTTCATTTCAGGTAGTCGAACACTCCAGTCCTCGCTTTCCATAAATTTTAACATGCCTTCTAAACGACTGATGCCATAACTTGCTGCGAGCCAATCGTCTTTAGTAACTTTGCCTTTATGCCATTCAGGAATACCTTTTTCCCAGTTAGCTTCCCACCATGGATAAAATTCTTCATACTTTTTGCGACATGCTGCTTTAAATTCTTTAGGCAAGACTTTAACATTAAGATGAGGTGGATGATAAACAAAGTGATAATTTACCGCACCTGCACCAAACGGCCACATGTTGATTTTCTTGAATCCTTCTTCTAACTTCCAACGAATAAAATCAGGAATGTAATAGATGTTTAATGCTTGTACTGCACATGCAATTGTAATTTCAGTGTTTGACGGCGTTTGTGTGTCTAAAATGTGAAACACTTCTTTAGTTCGTTCCCATTTACTAGGATAGCGTATATAGTCATTCATTTCGTGTATACTGTCTACACTATAATGGAACCGCACAAGTTTAAACTCTTTCCAGAGATCAAACAAATCTTCACGCCATTCTACACCATTTGAGTTGTAGCGTAATTCAAGGTTTTTAGCATAGCCCATTTTAATAGCATGTTCAAGAATCTCATAGTGTTCTTCAATAATAAGACTTTCGCCGCCAGCAAAATAAATTTGTTGCATGCTTGGCATCTGTTCATAGAACTGTTTCCAAAATGTAGGATTTTGTTTATGCCAATTGTAACTACTACCATTGTAGCTGCCTTTGTCCTGCCATTGCATTGTTTCTTTTAGACTTGCATTTTCTACAGCAGGAAAGATTGCTTTATAATCTTTGATCCATCCCGAGCTGTCGTGCGGGCTACACATAATACATGCTAATTGGCACTTAGTTCCGAATCGCAAATCAATATATGCAAGCTGGGGAGGAACACTTCCGTCTTCTTTAGTATCAGCAATTAATTTATCAACATCAACACGCTGACTCCAATACTTAGTTTCCCACATACGCTTTGAATTATGTCCAGCAGCTTCTTCTTTGTAGCATTTTAAACAACTAGGCGGTTTTTCTCCTGCAAGCATTTGCTTACGCACGTTTTTCATATATGTGCTGTTCCAAGCAGTTTCAAAATCGCTTACGTTTAAGTTGTTAGGTTTGCCGTCTTCTGTTTTAAGAATACCAACTTGGCCGCCGTGTTCTTTGTCATTAGTTGCACCTACACTGCTTGCATTTGCAGTACAGCATACTCGCATACTACCATCTGGTCGAGTACTAAGATGCACCCACGGCAATAAACAAAATGTGTTAGAGGGTAATTTGTGATCAGACATATTTTTTAAACCTTTTATTTAAATTTAGTAAGTTGGTTTTTCTAATGTTATCTACTGTATTGTAACATAATGGCGGTTTATTCATTAATTCTCTCTTTGATTTCTTGATAAAGGAGTCGCCCAAACTCTTTATGACCAGCTGGTCCTGGGTGGCTATTATCCAATGCTTTCGGATGCTCTCGACGTATTTTATTAATACTTGTTCTACACAATTGAACATCATTCCAATTAAAATCGTGTTTATACATCCCAGATCCAAAAGCATGAAAATTTAATATGTTTCGTTTAGTTAAAAAATAATGAGCATAATTAAGTCTAGTGTACATGTCTACCTTCATATCATAAAAATCATGGACATTGCGGTAAAAAAATCTAGATGTTTTGTCGGTTTGCCAAGCATTAATATGTTTTATACCATCTTCAGTTATAATACAATACCTGTCAAAATGAGACCATAATACAACTACCATGTCTTCATCTTGATAATTAAAATTTTGTAGGTTGTATAAAATTTCTTTATTACTTGATCCAGATACTGCACAATTAACAAGTTCTCTGTTAAGACGATTTGCAACTTCATTCGGCCATGCAAACTTGCTTGGCAGACTTCCATTATGGCCATTTTCCCAACAATCTTCTAAACCAGTGCCGTATGTTAAACTGCATCCAAATGTAATTAACCTCATAAATTTACTCTTCAAATAATTCTTTATATTCGGACACTATGTCAAGTATAGTTTGATTTCTATTTTTGTCTTTCGATGGTAATTTTCTATCAGCTATATTATTTTTCATAGTTTTTATTTGCCCATTCTCTTTCGTAACACCACCAACATATAGGAGATGTCTTACAAGTTGTTGTAAAATTATCTGTTGCTTCTCTAAGTCCTTCGCAGCTTCTTGTAATAGATAACATATCTTGCAAAATGCCAAATCGATCTGCTAAGGAAAATACTATTCTTTTATCAAAATTTCTAAAAGGTTCTATTTCATGACCAAACTGTTTAGTGTTATGATACACTGACCTTGAATTAGCTATTGCTCCAATTATTAGAGGTACTTGTCTATTTTTTTCAGGATTATGTTTTTCTTCGCCTATATGTACATCTGGATTTTTTGTTACTCCGTTATACGAAACAACATCAGTGTCTAAATTATAATCTTTAATAATTTTTAATAATAACTCATCCTGTGCGTTACTATAAATTTTTCCAGTATCGTTATCTAACCACCAATTGTCAACGTCGAGTCGTTGTGTAGGTTTTACATCTAAATTAGGAAATTTGTCTTTGACATAATCTAATATAGTGTCAACTACAGGATACGGATTTGCTTTATCCATAGCTGGATCATTATTAGGATTGTTTATCTTTCTCACAGTTAAAGGATAAATCGACGGTGATAAGTTATTTTCGTTCAACAGAAATGCAATAGTGTATAACATTACTGCACTATCAAATCCGCCACTTAGCCGTACGATTATATTAGAACAATCAAGTTTAAAGGCCACCTTTCCATAAGCAGTTTTATAAAAATTCATTAAATAATCCTTTATATTCTGGAACAATATCCAAAATATTTTGGTTTCTTAAATTGTCTAATTTAACTGTGTAATCAATAAAGTTTGACAATTTGTCGCTTTCGTCTTTCCCTTGCATGTAGTTACTTATACTGTCAAGTATCTTGCAAGCACGTTTATTGGTAGCATCGTCAAAATTATCAAATGTTGTCTTACATTTTTCATAATGTGCAACTATGTCATCTTTAATATCCTGAGGCAATACTCTTACACTGCTGTACCAAGGCTTGTGACACATATGATGTGACATAATTTTAATATTCTTTCCTGCTCCTATGCGTTTGAATTCTTGTTTGACTATCCAGTTAATAAATTCTGGAATGTGATATACGTTTAAGTTTGTAACAGTACACGCTATCCAAGCATCTACATTAGGAAGAGTATCAACTATTTTTAAATTCTTTTCTATTGCACTCCATTTAGCAGGGTAACGTTGGTATTCTAATACTTTCCCCATACCGTCGATGCTTGCACCAATTTTTATTCTTTTAAACTTTTCCCATAACACTAATACCTTAGTAGGAATGTTAGTTAAATTAGTATTGTATTCTATAGTTATGCGATGAGCATTATTACTATCAATACACTTTTGTAAAAACTCATAATGGCGTTCTATCATTAGAGGTTCGCCACCTGCCATGTAAACATGTTCAATGTTTTTTATGTTCGATTCAATATGTTCCCAGAAAGTTGTACTATAGTGCCAATCATACGCATCTGTAACCCATCTGCCATTCTCATTTTTCTCAAGTGTAACCTTGCCATGTGTGTCATCCCATTTATTACCGTACATGTTAACCCAGTCTTTATACCAAGTATGGCTATCTTCAGGGCCGCACATTCGACAAGCTAAATTACATAAATTTCCAAAGCGTAAATCGTAATACACTAACGGATTTTTATCAATATTAATTTCTCCGTCTACTGTTGTCGAATCAATAATTGAATCAATTGATGTATTCCATATATCATTTTCGTACATCCGTCTACTTCTTAGTCCGCTCTCTTCTTCTTGTTGACAGCGTGTACAATCGGGGTGCCATTTGCCTTCAAGCATTGTCTTGCGAACGTCTTTAATCAATGCTGCATTGCGGGCTTCGTCTAAAGAATCTGAACCTGCGTTATAAGGAACGCCATTGTCTTTCTTTAATGTACCACGGCCGGGTGTAGAGTTCATTTGACAGCAGACTCTTACTGTTCCGTTATTTTGTACTGCTTGAAAGTTCCAAGGAATAGGACAAAATGTTTTAGGCATTCCAATATTCCTTAAATTCAGGATAGTAATCTAATACATTTGTATTGTTATACGCATCTTGAACTTGCATATTGCGAATAAAAGAGTCCCAATCTTTATCATATAGGTCTTTTGCATTCATATAATTAATTAATTTTTTTCCTATCACAGGAATTCTACGCTGATAGTAGTCTATTAAAGAATGCTTTTGCGTATATTGCAGTGCAATTGTTTCTAAATTTTCAATAAACTCATTGTACTCTTGAGTAATTTGTTCTTTAAGTGCTTTAGGCAATATTCTCGGATTTAATGATGACGGATATTGCACTAAACTTGCATGTACTCTAACATTAAGTTGCATAAAGTATTTAAATACGTCAACAATTCTCGTCATATTTAATACACTGGTAGTACATGTTGCTTGCAAGAATACATTATCAAGTGTTTTGTTTATTTGTTTAATGTTTTCTTCAACTTTATCAATGTTTCCGTTAACTCGAATATACGGATATATGTCAGGTGTAGCATCAATACTAACTAACACTCCTACATTTTTAAATTTTTTCCATAACGGCAATACGTTATTACCTTTATGTTCTAATGTCGATAAGTTGCTGTTGTAGTTTAATACAATATTTTCTGCATAGTCTTCTAAACCTTCTAAAAATTTATAATGTTTTTCATGATATAAAGGTTCGCCGCCTGTGATTAGAATTTCTTGTAAGTGAGGTGCTAATATTTCTATTTCATCAATAATGTCAGTATTCAATTTTACAGAAGGTTTATTAGAATCCTTAACTAATTCGGCCATTTCAGGAGACCTTGCTGCTGCTTTACTCCATAATGAACTGTATACTGGGCTGCAATGCCTACACATTAGATTGCAAGTATTATCAAACCGTATTTCAACACTTTTTAGTTGTTCAATTGAGTACGAAAAATCATCATTAATAGTACTTCTAACATAAGTTTCTAATTGCTTAGGCACTACATCATTTTTTGATTCGTTAAATACAATTTGATCATTTTCAATTTTCCAAGATTGTAGGGTTTCCTGTCTTGTACTCATTACTCCGCTCGATTCTAAGTCCCAACAGCTTCTGCATCCTTCTGATTTAATACCCGAAAGTAATTCTTGTCTTAACTTTTTTGTTTCATCGTTATTGAAAATTTCAGTTAATGAAGATGTTGTGCTGTTTCCAAGTGTAGTCTGGCCGCGCCAACATGCACACACTCTTCCTTCGTGTTTTAAATTTTGATGTACAAACGGCATTATACAAAACGTATCACTCATTTAATATTTCCTTTAATTTCATTGTACTTATATCCTAAATTTTTCTCTAAGTATTGATATAACTCAGGAATTTGTTTTTCTAAACTTTGAGATCTTAATAAATCTACATCTTTGGTATATTTTATAAACACATCTGTTTCTTTATTTGAAGTACTACCATTTAAATATTGTATAATCTTGTTGTGATGTCTCCTAATAATCTTTTGTTCGTTGATAGGTCTATTGATACTATCTATATACGATTTAAACTTTTCAACTATTAAATGTTTAGCAGGTAATATATCTATCGCAATGTAACTTGGTGAATATACCGTGTTCATAACAACTTTTCCCGGACCATCATTAATTGTAATTAATCCTTTATTTGAACGTTGATCTATCCAATATTCTAATAACGTGGACATATTAAAAATATTATATGCGCAAAGTGTAGGTGTTAATATAACTGCAACATTATCATGATTACATTCAAAATCTAACCAACTATCAATGCTCGATTGTACATCTAGCCAATTTGAATTTTGTCTTACATAATCATTAACTTCACCAGTGCCGTCGATTGACATCCATATTTCTGCTTTTTTAAATTTAGCTAATGTAGACATTAATTTTTCTTTCGGAGACCAACTTGAGTTTGTAAAGATTTCAAGAGTAATTTGTTTATGGTGCCCGCCTTCTATTATAACATCTAAGAATTTTACAAAATCAGGGTGTAGCATAGGTTCGCCACCTGTAAATTTTATATGCACTGTGTTTTTAAAATCTTCAGGCTTCCAATTAAATCCTATATTAAATCGTTGAGAATACAATTCTCTATCGGGATAGTGTTTTACTAATTCCTTATCATCTTCAAACCAAGATGTTGATAGTTGAGAATTGCAAGTACGGCATGCTAAATTACAATAATTACCAAATGTAACTTCAAGAAATTTTAATGAAATAGTGTCTTCGTTTACAGTAGAATCAACATTGTAATCATCATTATATCCTGTTCGCATACTTTGATTTGTAATTAAATCTTCTTTGTAGCATTTTGCACACCCTGACAATTTTTCTCCATTTAGCATAGCCTGTCGTAATTGTTCGAACGGCTGTGATGCTAAAATGTCGTCAACATTTTTAAAATCACTTAATTTTTTATTAGAAAAATCAATAAATTTATCTTCGCCTGTATCATGCATGAGAAATCGGCAACACGGTTTAACTAATCCGTTTGGTTTTACTGAAAAATGCATCCACGGAAGTACACACAATGTATCCTTTTTAGACATAATCTTTAAACCTCTCGTCGATATCTACTAAGTTAGTTTGGCGGACAGCATCTAAACTGTTATTAAATTCTTTAAATGCATTATACGCTTCCTCACTGTAGCTAACAGAATTAAGAAGCGACATAATATCATTTACATCATAATTATTATTATTTCCCCAAGCAGTTATATCAGCTTTTGCTTGCTCAAGATGTGCAGGAAGTACTGCACTTACTTCTGAAGTATAAGATTCACTTAGATCAAACATGGTACCAAAACTGTATCCGTTATCTTGTAATTCTTTAAACCAAGCCAACAAGTCAGTTATATGAAATATATTATATGGCATTAATACAATGTTAAAACCGTAATGTTTTGCCATGTCCTTTTTAAATATTTCTTCAATAGTTTTCTTTGTTTTGCTCCAATTTGCATTTGTTCTAACATATTCATAAGCTGCGCCAACAGCATCAATACTAAAGACTACATGGATGTCATCAAATTGTTCCATTATCTTTCTAAATTTAGAATTAAGATTTGTACCATTAGTAGTAAAGCGCAATGATGGCAATTCAGTATAATTTTCTAAAATTGCCTCAAGAAATTCTACAACTAACGGATCAATAGTAGGTTCTCCACCTAATATTTTAATCTGTTTTAATTGTATAGAACTTGTAAAATTTTTAAACTCGTCAAAGTTTTTTACAATTTTCTCCGGAGCAGTAAACCATTTTTGTAAATGAGCGTGTTGTTGAAATTCAGTAGTTATTTGACTACTTGCATTAGGCACACACATTCTGCATTTTAAGTTACAATGATTGCTGGGACGGTAGTCTAAAAACATTGGGCCCTTTGTTGTATTACCAAATTCAATATCAAGCTCTACATCAACTTTGCTGAAATGTTTATCCCATATCCATGTTTCGTCTTTAAGATTTTTTTCTACCTTATTTTTACAAAACTTACACTTATCAGGCCACTGCTGTGCAAGAAGTTGTTTGCGCATATCTTGCATCTCGTCACTTACCCAGTACTCATCAGGAGTAAGTGTTTTATACTTTTCTTTTTTAGCTACACAACAGGGTGCATACTCATTATAGCCTGTCGAATACATTCCAATAAACGGAGCGTAGCATAGTGGCTTATCTTGGATCATACTTGTCGAGTCCCATTTCTTGGAAACTATACTTCCAGTCTATTTTTCTTACAGCATCTAAGTCATCTAAATATTGCATTAATGTTGTACCGTGCTCTTCCCACAAATCTTTTTCCATCATATGATTAATATAAAAAGGAAAATCTTCGCGGTCTCGCTCTTTAAAGTCATAATTATTAATCTTGTTTAGTATAACATCTTTTATGTCTTTGGGCAAGTTCTGTGCGCTCATATGTATAGGCCATTCTACATGATTACAGAATAAAAACTTGATATTTGGAAATTCTTTTCGAATTATGTCATAAGTTTCTACAAGATAGAACATACTTACATTAGAACAAGTCCATTGTACACCTACATCGAAGTTAGGTTTTCCTTTAATAAACTTATCTATTAATCGTAGCTGTTCAACATACACATCCCACTTAATTGGAAATCTAAAATATTCGCCTGCTCGCTCTAGTGCATCAACGCTTAAACGTAATACTACTGATTTAAACTTGCTCAACTGTTCCAATCTGTCTTCTGTAATTAATGTACCATTACTAACATATGCTAAATTTACATCTTTAGCATATTCTGTTTCAGATAAATCTTTTAAAAATTCATTATGTCGTTTATTAGCAAAACTTTCGCCGCCAAGAAAATTATAGCGTTTTGTTTGATGCCATGTATTCCGTAAATGGTTCCAAAAGCCGTGTTCTTGTTCGATCCATTTATTGTTAATTTGATAATTTTCAGTGTTAGGATACTTGTCTAATAGCGCCTTGTCTTCTTGCCACTTGCTGCTTGCTCCTGTGCCACAGTGGATACATTTTAGATTACAAATCATACCAGTACGAACATCGATGTGAGGTGGCTCATATGGCACGCTTCCGTCATCTGCTGTTTGATCTATAAGATGCTTATATTGATCATACCAAAATCCGTTTTCATCCATACGTTTACTAATGCCATCAAGACTTTCTACGTACTTACATCGCTTACAATTTTCAGGCCATTCGCCGTTTAAGAAATCTTTTCTAATTTCTTTAAAATATTCGCTGTTCCATTCAGTTGATATGTCACTGTCTTTAAGTTTTGTTGGAGTTTTTACGCCGCTGTAACCACATACTCGAGGTCGACCAAACGTATTAGTACTAAAATTTATCCAGGGAAGTATGCATGGTTTCATAATGATATTTATATGCGTAGTTTATATATAAGTAGTATTATGAGAGACAGTGTAAACAGAGAATATACCGCAGAATGGTTGCAACATGAGCGACCGCAACCAATGTATGATAGTGATATCAATAAATTTTATGATAATTTTTATCAAAATAATCCAGTACACACTCAAGACTTAGACAATATTTTTAAGTCTAAATTTACGCAATGGATTAGTGATCACAAATTTAGTAAATTTGAAGGTCTAGATGCGTTTCCTAGACTAGATATTATAAATGGCTGTACACAATTCATTGACGATCTATATCAGCGATGCGGAACATTACAAATATTCGAAAACGATTACAAATATCACTGGCGATTAAATCCTAATATAGTATATACTACTATTGAGACATTAGATCCGTCTAAAGAATTGCTTATTTCAATGCCGTTTCCGTATTACGGAGACGAACACCCTGACATGCAAGCAATATTAAATGAATGCCAGCGACTGCATATTCCTGTACACATCGACGGTGCATGGATAAGTTGTATCCGCGACATTCATTTTAATTTTGATCATCCGGCTATTAAAACTGTAGGTATTAGTTTGAGTAAAGGTGGCATGGGCGGCAATCGTATAGGTGTAAGATATGCTAGAAACACGCCCGAAGGTGCTGTAACTATCATGAATGACTTTAATATGAACAGTCAGGCACTTGTTAGCATGGGAATTAAGTTTATCGACGAGATAGGTCCTGAATACTTCTGGAGAAAGTATGAATTAGAGTATAAACAAATATTAGTTGACTTCAATCTAGAAGGTACAAAAGCAATACACTTAGCTAAATCTAAAGACGGAAAGCCAATTGGTGTTAGACCGTTGTTACGAGCATTAAAAACTAAAAAATTATAGTTTCTCTACGGTGTGGTTTCCTATCGAAATACTATTTTTTGTGCAAGTCTGTGAACAACGTAGTAATCTATCTTTGCATCCCGTACCGTGTATTTCTGTTTGCCAGCTATCATACAAATCTTCAGTATAAAATTTAGAATTTAAAATATCGCTAAATGTATAATAGTGTACATTATTCCAATTCTTACCGTAGTTACCTTCAAACCGTTGCTTAGTTTCATCTAATGTTCCTAAATGTATCCAACTCGAATTATGTAAAAAACAGCACGGCCAGACGTTGCCGTTAAATCCAATAAAGTACATTGCAGATTCTCGAGAAAAACATTCTATCTTATTACCTGCACTTTTTTGTTCGGCTTTCACTATTAGTCGTTGCCAAGTTGGTTTCCATTCTGGACGTACAAAACCGTTATCAATTTCTATTGCACTTACTGACTGTGCCCTATCATGTCTATATTTAAATGACCTAAAATTCATTTCTGCTGCTAATTCTTTTGCTTCTTCGATTTGATGTGCATTCCAATCGAATACAATATATTGCCACGCTGCATTGCCTCCTGCTGCTATAAAAGCAGCAGCATTTTCCATAATTTTGTTCCAGTTAGATCCCCGACGGTATAAATGGTTAGTGTCAGACAATCCGTCTATATTAAATTTTACTTTAGAATGTGGTATATCTTTAGTTAGTTTTGCAACTTCTTTCCAAAATTCAGGAGTACGCAAACTTCCATTAGTATGTACATCTGCAGGTATTTCTTTTTTTCGTAAAAATTTTAACATATCTAAGAACTGAGGATGCATAGCAGGATCATCTATTGTTCCACAAAATTCTATTATTTCTAATTCATTACATACAGGGTCTTCAATTATGTCTTTAAACTTTTCTAAAGTCAAGAATTCGTTTTTAGGAATAAGAGGATTACCTTTCATGCTGTACGTTTGTTCGTCAGTTCTTGAACAGCCTGTACAGTTTAAATTACAGTTAGAACTAATTTCAAACTGCAATACTTTTGGTTTTCTTACATAATGCATTATTTAAATTGCTCCGCAAACGGATCAAACTCAGCGCCGCATTTCATAGCACAGACTTTTAGTTTGCCATCACTGCAACTTGGTTTATTCCAACTGTCTTGTATCCTATCAAACACACCTGTAGCAAATACTTGTTCAAGACCGTTACGTGCATCGAGTGCTTCTTTGTCAATAAAGTTCCAAATCTGTTCTACTTTAGGATCCTTATGCCACCATTTGTACATGCGGCCAGCAGTCCAACAACATGGCATTGCAAGTCCTTCTGCTGTGATAAACAAACTGTTGTCTTTTTTAACTTTACAAATGACAGGAGCAGCATCATAATATGCATCCATGCTGCCGTATTTGTTAATAATTACGTCTTGTTTTTTTAATGCAGCATTTTGATATTTTTCATCAGGTTTTTTAAGTTCAGCTGTATCATTACCTTTACGATCTTTAGCTTGATGATTATCTTTAGGATCAACTTTAGATGTTACAAAGCGACCTGTTTTCTTTTTTATAAACTTTTCGCAGCCCCATTCAGTAGCAAGGGCTTCTGCTTCTTCTACTTGATGCTGATTGTGTTCAAATATTAAAAAGTCCCAACGTGCTCTACCGCCAGCATCGATAAACGCTCGCATATTGCGTTCTACGTTGTCCCAATTAACACCTTGGCGATAGATGTGATTAGTATCCCTGAGGCCGTCAACGCTGAAAATAACAGCACCCATTCTACCAAAAGTAGCAGCCAATTCTCTCCACCATGTTTCATTTTTTGCTCCTGCATTTGTATTCATCGAGAGCCACATGTTAGGATTGTGTTCTCTAAAATATTTGAATATTTCAAGCGTATCACGAGCAACAATAGGATCACCTAAGTTACCGCACATATACATAGTATTAAGTTGTTGTATAAACTCAGGAAGAAATATCTTTTTACAATCTTCTAGTGTAAGTTCATCTAAATTAATATGTGGATTTAATCCTTCTCCGTTCATATTACGATCGCACATAGGACAACTAGCCTGACAATTTTGTGTAACTTCTAAGTGAATTGATCTTATGTCTTCGTAGTTATACATTCAGAACCTTCGTATTAAATAATATGCGCACATAAATATTTATAGAAAACAAGTAGGATTTCAATTCATTATGAATATATACACAATTTATGCTGACATAGTCGAAGGTAGTGATCCGAAGACTTTTGTGTTGAACATGAAAACGTTTTTAGATGCATTGCCTACTCTACAAGCATACAGAATTACTAGAATGAAACTAGGGTTCCGTAGTATGGACTTACCTGAATTTAGAATTGATATGGAATTTTTAAATATGCAGGATCTAGACGATGCAATGACACATGTAATACGCAACGACAATGACATAGAAACCCATCATGTAGCATTTAACAGTATGGTAGATATGGAAACTATTCAACATTTTTTATATAGGGATTATCCAGATGAGTAAAGTTAACAGTTGGGACGAGTTTCAACCTTTACAAGAATTATTAGTAGGTAGCGTATACGACAGTTCATTCTTTGACGAGGTTAAAAATGTTAGAGCACGAGATGCTCTTAAAAAAATTATCGACGACACGCAAGAAGATATTGATAACTTTATCGAAACTATGCACAGTCATAACATAAAAACTTATCAAGCAAGTCCTAAAGAATTGGGATATAAAGATAGTATTATGGACTATGTTAACGAAGATGGAGAATTAGGGTACAAAAGAAACGTCGGTGATAGCAGTGAAGAAAAAGATGGATTTTGGAAAACTGGTGTGACACCTAGTTTAATTCCAAATCCTCCATTGCAGCCACGCGATGATGCAATCGTAATGGGCAATAAGTTAGTAGTAACAGATCCGTATACCTTTGCTACTAAAAAACTTATACCTAAATATATTGAGTGGTTTGGTGAAGAAAGTTTAGACTTGTCAATTGCAAATCAACAATATTCGTTTAAGCGCAGTGATAAAAATATGCGCAATCTATTGTTAAGAAATAATATAGAGCCTACAGCAGAAAATATTTTAAAATACCAAAGCGAGCAAGACTGCCAATTAGGGTCCTTTTGCAGTCCAAACTTAACAAGAATAGGCAAAACTTGTTTAGTTGATACTTGGCAGGTACCAGGAGTCATTGACGAATTTTTATCAATCGAACATCCAGAATTTAATTATAAACCTATTTCAATTGGTGGCCATAATGATGCAGTGTTCAGTGTTATTAAACCTGGATTAGTTGTAGCAACACAGTATCTCGAACCGTACAAAGACATTTTTAAAGGCTGGGATATTATTTGGTTTGACGATCCGAGATGGGACCATGTTAAAAATTGGCTAAGACTTAAACACAAGAATCAAGGAAAATGGTGGGTGCCAGGAGAGGAAAGCAACGACGAGTTTACGCACTTCGTCGAAAGTTTCTTGCCTAATTGGACAGGCATGGTCGAAGAAACAATTTTCGATGTTAACTGTCTTGTAGTAGACGATAAGCATGTTGTAGTAAACAGCGACAACCCTTACTTGTTAGAAAATTTACGCAAGCACAATATGGAACCTATTGTTTGTCCATTACGTCATAGATTTTTCTGGGACGGTGGATGGCACTGCTTAACCCTTGACATTAAACGTAAAGGTGGGCAAACTGACTATGGAGTCTGATATTTCATCATGGATTATAGATCGACTGTCTGTTTCTCTTCCTACTTTTAATAACATGCCTGCTTGCCCATTTGCAAAGCAGGCATTATTAAGAAATCGAGTTAAAATTATTCAGCTTGATAATAAACATGATTTTGAAGCGCAGTTAGATAAATTAACAACTATGTGGCCTGAAGATATCGAAGTAGTAGTATTAGGCACGGCTCCAAATAACATTTCTTCAGAAGAATTAACAGAACTCACTGAAACAGCAAATTCTACATTTCTTAAACAAAGAGGGTATCTTGCATTAGAAGATCATCCTCAAGAATTAGAATATGTTGAAGACTTTTGTGTAAATGAAGGAAACTGGGCTCTTATATTATTGCAAGCAAGCTCTAAGATAACCGAAGCTCGAGAAGTGTTATCGAGTCGCGGATATTACAAGAATTGGGACGACGACTATTACAAGCAAGTTGTTTTAGAGAGGGCCTAATTCTTCATACCCTTGTATCATTGTCTTATAGTGTGCAACCTCTCCTAAGTACAAGTATTCAACCCCCTTACTCTTGTAATATGCACATTCATGTTCTATACTTTTAATACCTAAATATAAATTCGGATTATGATAGGTCCAAGCAAATTGATAGTCTTCTACATGTTTATCATTGTATATTCCAATCATGTTAAATGCTACTAATTCATTATTATCGTAGTAGGCAATAATATCATTATTAAAATATTCTTTGTCGAAAATAGGCATAACACTCTCAAAGTTTTTATATTGACAGTATTTTTTATAGATGTTATTAAGCTGAACAACATCAATTTCATCTTTGCTTAAAAGTTTTGCGTTAGGCAAAAGGCTATAAGATGTTTCTTTTAAATTTATTCTACAGTATTTCATTTATTTGTTTTGTAAATTTGAACATCTGTTCCACAAACACAAGATGTTTTAGTGCAAATTTCAGGCGCAGTAGGTAATTTATAAGTCGAGTATATATTTCCATATGGTTTTACAATTTTACAAGTTGCTCCGTAAATGTTTCCATTTGGTTCAATATTTAAATTGTCTAATCCCATATTACATTTCCATCCAAAATAATTATTTGAACTGTTTATTAAATGTTCGCTTGTTGTTGTTTTTTCTCCATCGACAAGGAAATCGTATCTAATAATAGATCTAATTTTAGATCGCGAAAACTTGATTTTAGCAAACTCTAACATTTCCGTAGTATAAGTAGGCAATATGCCAGTTCCATTGTGCCAGTCAGCTATCAGTTTTATTCTAACATTTATAAGCAATTTAGATTCTAATAATCTATTATAAAACTTTTTAATTTTTTCAAATTGACTCGGAGGCATCATTAGTACACATGAAATTCTGTACCGTGTATGGAGTTCTTCAAATACTTCTATAAAATGATCTTCGCTTGCAGTTTCTGTATGAAAACTAAATCCTAATTCGTCAATAGGAGCATTAAATTTTTTCCAATAGTTTAAAGTACGACTACCGTTAGTAGTAAAAATAATTGCAGTAGGTTGCTTACTTGAGTTTACAAGATCATCACAAAACTCATGCAGTTTAGGCCATAGTGTGGGTTCGCCGCCCATAATATCAAATATTAACGGACGATATTTTCTAAATTCATTAGACAAGTTTAAAAGAGAAGTATAATCTTCTGTCCATCTATACTTTCCGTTGTAATGGTACTCTGTGCAATAACTACAAGAATAATTACAAACTGTAGTGCAAGTGTAAGTAATACGCTTCCATTGAGGAATTATCTTAAGTTCATTCATCGAGTATTAACTTTATGTCTTTTCCTGGTCCAGTTTTGCTAGGCAAGTCACCGTATTGATCTACATACCAGCTAATAACAGCTTTGTACCAGTTTTGACTATTATGGTGTGCTTGTTTATTAAACTGCCAAATATTATTGTTTGTAGCTTGCATTGTACTTAGCGCTCTTGCACTTTCCTTTTGCAATTCTCGAAGTGTTAAATTACTTGTATCCAATTAACATAAACCTCTTATATTTTTCAAGTTGTAATTCTCCAGAATATAACAAGTTAGTCATAGGTGCTATACTGTTAAATTCTTCAATGTCTTTAACACAGTTTACGTGTTCTTCTATTTCATAATAATTATTACTTTGTAGTATAACTAGCTTACCAGACGGTATCATATTATACCATTCTACAAATTTTTCAATATGTTCGCAGCTTGTGTTGATAATAGTATCTGGGCTATCTTTTAATTCTTCAATACTACCATTACTTTTAACTGTATTATAGATATGTCTGCTGTAATCGATATCCATAATATCTTTAGTCTGTGCTTTAAATTTCCAGTTATCTAATACTAGCAGTTTATTAAATGTTTCTGCAATAGTCCAGACAGTAGGATCAATGTCAAAACTGCGAACAGAGTTGAATTTAATATTGTTTTCTACAAACATTGGGATAATTGTTGCATACCAACCGGCGCAAAGATATATAAGACCTAAGTCTAAATCTAAGTCATTTAATGTATCAGTTAACCATTTTTTACTTAACAGTTGACCTCTACTTAAACAGTCTTTATCAAAGTTAGGAACTGTTTCGTACAACGTTTTTAATGGTTTTACAAATAAACTGTTAGTATGGTTATCTAAAACTTTCCACAATGAATTTATATCATTGTTAAGAAGTTTAAACTCAGACGACACTTCCGGTAATAATCTTGCAAGACTATATAAATTTTTCTCAAGTACTGCTTTACGTAAGTCGTCATCTGCATTTACTAATCTAAAAATGCTATGTAAATTTTCCTCAAGTACTGCTTTTCTAAGTTCTTCATTATTTGCTAATTTAAAAATACTAGACAAATCTTTATCATTATACATACGGCGTACATTTGAAATGTCACCTTCGTATAATAATTCAAATCTATCTAATAAGTCTATTATGTCGTTGTTAGCAGTAGTTGATTCTATGGGAGTTATGTTAGTTTCGTTATCAAGTAGCTGCGATGATTGTTTAAATTGCTCTTCTAGCCAATCAAAGTCATTTATTTTTTTAAGAGCTTCAATGTCACCTTGACTTTCTCTTCCGTAAGCAGTTCCTGCTGTTGCTCCCTTAATAGCCCATTCTCCGTAAGGACGCTCTTTTCCAACTGTTTGCCACACATGTAATCTTTTTTCTGTTTCTTCATTCTTTTGTCTGTCAATTACTTTACTGCTTAATTTAGCACATTCTCTAAATGCACTACGCCAAGTACTAAACTCGTCTGTATTAAATGCTGTGATGTTGCTTACAACTTTAATAGGTTTAAAATGACGACTAATACTTGTAGTCATATCAGGCTTACTTATATCCATGTTAATAGTTAGTGTCCTTGGAAGAAGTTTAATTCCGCCGTAGCCGTATTCTAAATCATTAATCGGATTTTTACTACGCCAAACTTTCACATATTCTTTTTCATCTACAGGACTTACGTAATCAAAATTAAAGTCGTCTGTTATTTGTGCATCACCGTCTACAATCCAGATCATTTCTGTAGTACATATCTTTGCAGCTTCAATATGTGCCTGATGAATTCCCTTTACTCCGTCGACACGTTTTGCTCGAGGAAATTTTTCTTTTAAGGCATTATAATTTTCCTCTGCGTTGGACTCGTTATATGTTATCATTACAATATCATATTCTTTTGTAGCTTCAATTTCGGACTTTAAAAAGTCTTGAACGACCCTGACTGGAGGAATATACATACTCTTAAAGAATTTACTATGACTAGGAAGATACGGATCAATTGGAATATCTATACCTAATTCGTTATTAAGCAATGTGCCTAAACGAGAAATTTCTTGCGGAAGCATTTCTTCAGTAATTTTAGAATACTTATCTTCCCACATCTTATTAAGATATTCAAAGTCACGTACATTGACAAAGTCCCAATCAGTACAGTTAGTTAAATAACAACCTTCACGAGCACCATAAATTGCCCATAGACCGTTCTCAACATCTGTTCCAATTGTTTGCCAAATTTTAAGTCGTTCAAAATTTTTCTTATGCACACGTTTCATAAATTCTTGTCCTGAAAGTTTTTCGCCCTCGTAAAGACTCATCTTTACACCTTCGCGAAATCCTGCTCTCCAAGCCTGCCACGGTGTTGCATTATTATACACAGAACTATATGTTTTGTTAACTTGTAAATATTGTAAATCCCAACAAAAGTCAACTTGTGATTGAGGGTTTGATGATTCTGCATTTTCATGTGTTTTCATGTTTAAAACAATGTGCTTCGGCCAACATTTAATTCCGCCGTTGCCGTATGTTAATCCATTTACAACATTATATCCGCTCCAGCTAATTACACAATTTTCTACATCAACATCGTCTCTAAAATGCAACTCTTCATTAATAAAGTTTTGGTGTACAATATTGTCACCGTCTATAGTAATAAATCGATCAGTTTCACTTAGATTTGCACAAGCCTTGTGTGCAGCGTCACTACCTTCTACACCATGTACACGTTTTGCCCATGGCACCTTAGTAAGCAAGTCGGCATAATTTTTTTCAGCGTTTGGTTCATCGTAACTCAAATATATAATATCGTAATCAATAATTTTCATGCATTACTCCTGTACATTATGTATGTGTTTAACATGATGAGAGTTACATAAAAGGCTTACAGACATTTTACTGACTTCTTTATTATAACTTTTTAATTTAAGTTCGTTGTGTAATACAACTAATTTTAAATCAACACTTAACGTATCTAGCAATATAAATCTATTAGTAGGATCAACTACGTAATAAGTTTTTATAGTGTTATTGCTTTGTGCAAATAAAGAACACAACTCAGAGTCCATAGTATTAGTAATTGTCCAGCTACCATTAGATAAATCTTGATTTATAATTATTGCGTTTTCAGCAGTAGATTGTTTAGCAATAATTCCTTTAGGTTGAGTTATGTCTAAAGATAAATCTAAATCTCTTGGAACAATTTGTTTTTTACCTTTTATTTTTATATTATCAATTACAATGTAATCAAAAAATTGTTTTGTTAAGTTAGAAAATTCTTCATAAGTTTTTAAATCAACTTCAAAATAATTGGGGCCGAACGAATTATCAATTATATTAGTAACCGAAAGGACGCTTCCACTATCATCGTAATACATGTAAAACATTAAACACGCTCCTCTAACCATTTTAACATTTCTAAAGTTAAAAACTCATCTTCTACATAATGTAATACACCTGATTGTTTAAAACCGTTAATGTAAATATTATCTCCAAAATCAACTGATAGATCATTAGTCCATTTCGAAGGCACTGGTTCTATATTTTGTACATGCGGCTTCATGTGTGTAAATATTAAATTACTAGTATAATCAATATCTAAAATCTTTAATGCAATAGCTGCACTAACATCAACACTATTCCACGCTTGCATGCTTAAAGGAGTATACGTTTTATAAAATACTTCCCAATTATTCATTATTACTTCTAGTAAATTAAAAAATGCTGTTGTATTGCTAGACTTTTTAAATTGATACATGCCAGTATATATGTTTGGTAAATTATTATCGTCAAAAGTCTTTCGATAGTATCTACTTGTTACTGTAGTATTTCGGTATGTATTAACTGTTGTTGTAAATGCAAGTTCATTTGTAGAAAAATTAATAGGATCTAATACTAACATATCTGCATCAAATACTGTAGTATTACTATACGGAGTTAATTGAGATAACTTCCACCTGTTATCAATTTTCCAATTTTTATTTTCCGCTAAATCAACACCAGGTATAGATATAACTTGATCAAACACATTTTTATATTTTGACGATATTTTATCGTTGGTTATAATACTAATGTTTGTGTTAGGAGAATGTGAAAGAACACTAAGTGCTAATGCATACGCCTGTTCTACATAATTTGTAGTATCATTGTTTTGTGCAAGTACGCATATTCCATTACTCATGTGTAAACTCCTTATCAATAAAAGAGTTTAAACTAAATTTATTCATTACATGCACTGTTGCATCAGTAAGTTTTACTGGAATGTAATCATACGACTTATGTGCTAAGAGTTTAATAACATTATTATCGACGTTTACTAATACATCTTGATCAGTTGAAACCCACATATCACTAGGTAATTGTTTAGGCCACTCAGTGCTATTTTCAAATCCTCGCATCATATGTACTGCAATACTAAATGCAAAATCATTTCTAAATTTAGTCTCAGTTATATCATACACTGTTCTATAATAATTATAGTTATCTTTAATATGACTCACTAAATCAAATACTGTTTTTGCTGCGTTACTTTTTGTAAAATATAATATAGTAGCCCAGTACATAGAAATAGATCTATTACTCACTCTATCAAAACTAGGTTCAACTCCTTGATTAATTAGATTATAATGATTAGCAATCATAAAATCTTCAGCAGTATCAAAGCATGATAATAGTTTGTTATTTGAGATTAATAAATCCGTGTCGATTACAATTGTTTTATCAAAAGCACTTAACGCATATGCACTATTGCGCGAAGAATTTTTCCATTCTAACCGTTTACTAGAATATAGTCCATCGTTAAATGTTTTGGTTGCATTATTAGAAGGAGCAGGAACATACGTTACAATATCAATATAATTTTTATAAAAAGGATATGCAGATTCAATGTAATCAACTGCATCTGTAATTAATTGTACTGGAAGGTTTAAATATTGTTTTACACGCTTTGCACAATATATTGCTTGTTTTACATAATCAATATTTTTATTATTAAACGCAAAGAGTACTACGCCGTTGGTCATAAGTCAACTAATCCTTGAACAGACTTATTCTTTCTAATTGTTTCATAATCAGTGGCGTACTTGTGCGATGCAGATGTGTATACACTTAGTAATTCTTTTACAAATTCATCAATGTTGCTTATAACAAAAGGAATGTCATTATCGTCTAATACTACTAGACCTTCATCTTGTATCTCTGATAACAAATGACAAAAGTTAATTAATTCTCGAGTTACTGTAAACTTATGTCCATGAGTATAATGTACAAGATTCTCCTTATACTGTGCAAGAAAAATACGTTTTTGATTGTTTTGTGTTTCTAAAAAGTTAGAAAACTCTAATGCTTTAGCTAATCGTTGGTCCATGGAGACTCCTCATATAGTAGTATTATATACTATATTTTAGAGTCTGTCAAGTAAAATTAGAAAGTGTTAGAAGCAGTATTAATAGCAACAGTAGGTGCTGCTACTTGGACGTTTGTACCAGTTGGACGAATATAGCTCATTGAACTTGTTAGTGTACCTTTGACAGTTTCGTCAACTGCTGCCCCAGCTGGACCAGCACCGACTACAGGTTTTACATCGCCGGCATCGTCGTCTCTGTATATCATACGAATACGAACACCATTGGTAATAGATCGAGCTTCAATTTGATAGTCGTTTTCTGCGTATGGTGTAGTACCTGTTCGGGCTAAAATATATCTTGCAGTTGTATCAAGATCATAATATCCATCACTTGTGATTGTTCCGTTAGCTCCTGTTTTAGTAACGTTTACATAATCCATTGTAACAGTACCTACTGTAGACACCATTGTTTGCCAGTCTAGAGTTTTTGCTTCAGTTCCAGTGTATGCTAAACTACTTACAAATACAAGTTTGCCGCCCGCATTAAAAAATGCCTTTACATCATTTGCAGATGCCCAAGTAAAGTTTACATCATGTATCTGAGTACCTTGCCATCCAGATGCTTTAGTTTTACTACTTCCACTAACAGTTGTAAATTGTCCTGTTCCTAAAGTAAATCTATTGCCTGCATCTTTTATAAAATTAACTACTGTTTCAAGCGCATCATGAACACTCTTAGTTATGTTTTCGCCTACACTAACTGTAACAAGTGCGGGATCCGGAGCACTACCGACTTGGTGAGTGTATGCTTTAGTAGCATCAGTTTTAAGTGCATTCCAGGCAGTCGCAGTAATTTTATCACCTGGACTTATTGCAGGTGCAGTAATTGCCTGATTGTATCCTGCTGCGGTGGTGCCGGTTCCTGTAGGGGTTCCCATAACAAGGTTAATACCTGATCTTAACGTTGTATATTCTGCTTCAGTAATTAACTGGCCTACATTTACTGTCATGGATATTCCTCTTTATTGTACTTATTTATACTTTTAAAACACACTCA